AGTCGAACTTGGCTTTCAAGATCATCTGCAATTTCAGGAATTTCTCCATTCAAATTCTGTGCTAGATCAGCCATAATGGATGCAAATGCGCTTCCCTTAATAGCTTTATCGAATAGAAGAGTAGATACTCTCAACCGAAATTGATGATCTCTGACCTTTAGAATCTGAATTGCTTCTGCTGAAAGTTGTTTCATAGTTACAGTCGTAATCTTATTGAAAATTTCAAACATACTATCATAGTCTGCATCTGTAGTTTCGCGAACACGCTTGACGTATTCTACAAGAACCTTTTCCCGCCAGCTATCCGCTTCTTCGGGCTTACGCTTATATTTCTTAACAAACCGATTTGGTCTGTATGCGGCAGGACTAATACGCAACTTAGCAATATTTTCCTGAATTACCATCGGAAGTGGTAGTTTCTGAATAAAGCGAAAAGAGTAAATCAAAGCACTTGACATCTCCATTCTTACTTATAATCTACTGGATGTAAAACGAATTCGTTTTGAACCCTGACGATATCAACAAAAATGATTACCTTTAAGAACGCTAATTCTCTAAAGAGTCTTCATCATTTATGGACAAAGTCAGACTATACTGATCTGTTAGAACCAATTTGTGAACTTGTAGATAATTCAATTTCTGCAAATGCTTCAAAGGTTCTTATTACAATAGATTTCGAATCTAGTACTGCATCTGTCGAAGACAACGGTCGTGGTTTACCTACGGATCCGATTGAGCTTTCCAGATGCTTTACTTACGGAAATTGTGGAAATAATACTACGGAATTGAATGAGCATGGTTGTGGAATGAAAACTGCACTTGCTGTTCTAGATAAAACAGATAAGCATTGGACATGCCAATGGAAATCTGATACAGTAATATATAATTTGACAACTTCATTTACGTCTGAAGATCACGTTGTAGAAATTGGAGATACATGGAATGGAGAACTTTATGCAAATGGAGGACTTCTTCTGACATTTCCAATTGTTAAAGATGGGTTTCGATCGCTATTCAGCATATCAAATCCCAAAATGAATCCAACAGATATTATTGAACGGATTTGTATTGATTTTAGTCATCGTTGGATGTTTCATCCAAGAGTTCGTAATGGTAATGTGGAATTGCATGTCAATGGTAAACTTATTGAACCATTTTGTATGCCCAGAGATAAAGTTAGCGAATCATCCGAAGAACGTAAAGGCAATATTGAAATTTGCTTATATAAGCTTAAAAATCCAAGTGAACATCAAAAAGACTATAATTCATGGTCTAGAACAACTTGGTTTAAATACACAGAAACATCATCAGGATACTACTTCTTCAAAAATGGCCGATTTATACAGGCCATTGTTGGAGGAGTATATTACGAAAAATTGCGTGGACGCAAGTCTCACAATATTGATAATGGTTTCATTTGTCTAGTAAACATTACTGGAACACAATCAGAAACACCATCTACTGCCACAACTAAAAATAAGTTTATTATGAGTGATCCTCGACTAGTCGAAATATTCGAATATGTCAATACTCGAACTTTGAAATTTGTTGGAGAACAGAAGAAGGAATCAGAAGATTGTATGTTCCAAAAATTCATGGACATGCGTAAAGAAAATTTTAAGGAAGAAACACATACATTTCAAAGAAATGTTATGCTTGATCTTCCTGGGACAAAGACGCCACAGTTAGATGGTTATGAAACCTTGAATGGGCGCATAATTGTATACGAAGCAAAGTCCGATAATAAAATTTCATTAGATAGCATCAGTCAGATGTTTACAAATTGGATATATACATGTCAAACACTAGATACAAACACAAAGGCAAAGCCTGTTTTGGTAATTAATGCAGATGTATACAAATTACCAGAAGATCTTTCTGCAAAGATTAATATTCTCCGTGATCGGTGTGATTTTGGATTTCCACTAGAAATATGGAATTATCAAGCAAAGCGCTTAGCATAAAACGGATTATTTTTCAATCTGCAAATATCTAGTATAACCAAATGGGATCAACTACTGAAACCACCAAACTTCAGTATACCTGGGTTTTGTGGTATCATGATCCCGAAAATCGTGACTATTCTTTGAATGGATATATTAAGGTTGGTGAATTTACAAGCATTCATCAATTTTGGAGTGTCATTGATGTGATTCCTAAAGAAGCATGGGAATGTGGAATGTTCTTCTTTATGCGCAAAGGATATCTTCCTATGTGGGAAGCTTCAGAACATGAAGCCGGAGGAGCATGGTCTAAAAAAATCGATGCTTCACAATCCTACACTAGTTTTGTTGATCTAATGGTACATTGCATTGCCAATGAAATGATGATGAACCGCAAAGAAACTCTGGCAGGAATTTCAATTTCTCCCAAAGGTCAATTTCACATTGTCAAAATCTGGAATACAACAACAACCGTGTCAGACAAAGCATACTTGAATCCTAAACTAACATATTTCAAAATCACAGATGATGTAACATATACGGCTCACAGATCAAGGCCTAGGTAATATCTATGGTGTATTCTGGAGGATGAGTTTTTTCAAAAAGTTCTTGGAGTTTTGCAATATAAATACTCTTTAATTTTTCAATTTGTTTCTTGCTTGGATTTTCAATCTTTTTTGTATAAATAGGTTGACCAGTATAGGTATGAATTTGTTCTAAAGGATGCTGAGATATTTTTCTCCAATTATGCAATGATTTCAAACTTGGAAATGGTAAATAGATCTTGAATATAGAATAAATTCTATCATTTATATATTCTAAGAATGAACTCTGCATTTGAGGAAATATTTCATTTTCTCCGTATGTTAAGATTGGGACTATAGGAGTTCCAGTTTCTAGTGCAATCTTAAATAATCCGGATCTAGGTTTTATTACAGCATCTAAAACTTTATTACGAACACGTTTCATTTCTTTTGCACCTCCTAAAGCAACTGATACCGATTCCTTTTGCAGAGTTTGTTTAATTGTAGTATAATCAGACTCAATTGCATTTAAATATCGTATAAGATCTTTAACAATCGGAATATAAAAGAAAAAAGTATGAACAACACCCTTTGTCGGCTTATACACGTCTGTTAATTTATAACCATTGTGGATCACTGGTGTTACTCCAGATAATCCATGCGGATGCCAAATATTGATTGACCTATCCGGAATTGGATACAATACATGTATCTTAAATGTTTCACGAATATTTTCTTCAGTTTTCTTAATTGTAGCAGAAAACACAATTCGAAATGTTTGTATAATGCGTTGAAGTACTGAATCTACAATATCGCGAGGCAATAACAAATAAATTCCCATCAACACTAAAAAGACTACGTAATTTGTATATATGCAAATTGATGAAATTAGCGCAAGCGAATAATTCCAAGTAATGCATGAATACAGGAAAGGACTACATAATAAAAAAAACAAGATCAGACATATGATGAACATTTGTTTAGAAAACTGAATTTATTTACGAAAGAATAACAATGAAAACTCCAAATTGGGTAAAAGCATATTCTATGATTGGTATACTTCCAATCATATTTTGTACACTATTATCTGGAAGATCCATATTTAGAATTCCAGTAGAACTAGTATTGATGTACTATCACTACTATTTTTTTCATCGTTTTTTGCATGAGTATCCGGAATATACTGCAAATTTGCACGTACAAGTTCATCATACAAAGGTATATAATATTCCAAGATGGCTGGAACTTACTATTGATTTTATTTTTGAAATGGTTTGTTTTTGTCTGTTACCGTTGGCAATTGGCTACCAAACAAAAATGTGGATTTGTTGTCCGAGCGTTATAATCATGATATCACTGACTATGACACTTGGACATATTTTCAATTACTCAATATTAGGATCCAATGAAATTCATCAAACTCATCACAAAGACGTGACTGTACATTTTGGTCCAGATTTTATGGATCATTTATTTGAAACATACAAGCATGATCATGAAGATGGAACTATGCATATCCCACCAATTATCATGGCAACAACCATAACACTTCTTTTAAAGTTGTATTTTCCATGGAATGATTAAATGAGACCACTATTTGCCGACGGATGGAATTCATTTTGGCACGTCGTATTTGGAATTCTTGGTTCAAAATACTCGTTAATACTAATCGGATTTTTAACGTATCAAGTTGTAACACATGATCCTATTTCAAAATCATTTGCAGGAATTCTTGAGTTTGTTGTTGGATTTATGTTGAACACGGCATTAAACATAGTTTGATTTCTCCAAGATTTGCAACTACGTAACGAATCATCAAAAACCACCCATTTTTCATATGAATTTCCATGTTATTGCAAAGGTTTGTGCATTTAGTAAAAAGAACTAGGTGCGGCAGAGAAAATTGTCCACTGGTAATTTCTGTAGACGATTTTTTAGAAACATTGAAATCTGTAACATCATCTCCCATCGTCGTAACTCGAGATGCGAAATGACCCTTGCAAGAAAATGATAGTGTATTTCCTACATTTGTGATCTCCAGCGTCTTTGCCGAAAGCATAGTCATATCCCTACACATCTTTTGGAAATCCATAGAAGGCATTGTGATACGAGTGCTGAATTCAGTATCTGGAAGTTGGAGATCAGGTTCATCGCGATCTAGTAAATTAAGTTTATATTTGTGCACTTGCTTCTTTTCTCCGTTCTCCATCAAAATACCCAGTGAATTAGGATCATTTTTCTCTACATAAAATGATAGCGTATCATCATTTGTTGCAGTACGAACAATCTTATACAGATGATCTGTATTGACTCCAATAACAAACTTTGCCGTAGTATGATTATATTCAAATTTTTCAAACTTATCCGCATGCAGACGTAAATGTACTAGAACTGTCCGCGTATTATCCATGGCGATCATACGAATTCCATCTTTGTCGAATAATAGAGACATTTCGACAAGGATACTACGTAGAGCTTCAACAAGTGTACGAACTGCACTTGTTTGAACTGTTTTTGCTTCGACGCTATACATTTATAATTCTTACGATGGTGCGTTTAAGTTAAAAAATCTGAGGGGTTTATTCCTCAGTCATCCTGGTCTTGTACTCAATCCATCCGTTCTGTGCAATAAACTGCATTTGGCGCATTGTCCACGCGTACGTCAATTCACAGTGATCGGGATAGTACTTTACAATTGCAAAGTTGATTTTATCGAGTTCTTTCAACTGTGGAGAGAACGCGAATTTCTTGTCTTGAGCATCAAACGTTTTCAAGAACGCCCATCCATTTGCCTCACACACGGCTCGAAAGCCATTTTCTAGGATGCAACGAGACGTGTCGCACTTGATAAACGAGAAATCTCCTCGGTCATCCAAGTACTTGCCGATCTTTTTAGCGAGCCATGACGGAGATCCGCCTGGCAGGTTGTTCTGGACGCAAATTGCGCCGATCTGCCTGAGCGACTCCGCCGACGTCATTTTGTTAGAATCCACAAAAATCACATAAAATAATCCGTTTTACTTAAATAGATTCCAAAACCCTTCTTCCTTTTCTTTTGGAATTTCTTTTTCATCATCAGAATCTGGAACTGTCATTCGAGCAGTTTTTTTCTTAGAAACTATCCGTCCACGCTTATTCTTTTCGAGATCAGCTTTAGTTAATCCACCTGCAGTCTTTTCAGCAGTACCATTCCAAACTTGGCGACGTGTACCACGTTTATTTGCCATTTGACTGTAGTAGACGATTTATTTTACCATAAAAAATCATTTTCTGTAATGTCTAGAAAAGCAATTTCATAATCGTTAATTCCCATACTAATCCTCCACCCCCCAGGAATATTGATCATACCACAGGGATATACTACATTGTGCTGTAAACTTAGTGTTGGACATACATGAGAAGGAATTCCAATTAATAATGGAAGCTTGCACATTTTTACAAGATCAAATGGAAATGTATCTTTTGTAACGTAAACACTGAACATGTAATGATTAGACATTTTTTTAGCATGTGTTCCATATTGCATTAAACTATGAAAACACCACAGAAGAGTACCTGGTTGATAAATTGCAGGAGGAGCTGATCCTCGAACATATCCATATGGCCACGAAATTTGATATCCTAAATTGTGTACCTTTTGAATTTCTAGTTTTGTTCCAGTATCCATGCATTCAAAATATATAACTGGATTTGTTCCATATAAAATGTAAAATACTCCATTTGAAATGAATGGAATCCAGTTTTTTTCACGTCCATCCGTATTCTTAAACTCTGCATTTACCGGAAAAATATAATGCGTATATATTGTATCGCAGTTGAAATTTAATTTTGATACGCCAATCGTAAGTCCATCTGTATAAAACACAAAATAATTAGATTCAACTTGAATTGCACGAGGATCTTCAACGTGTTCTCCTTTTCGAAATATATATGGTATCATTGATTGTAATGCAGGTGTACGTGCAGATTCATGCCAATTTGAATAAGTATCAATGTATCTGTTTGATCCAGGTATAACTTGAGTATCATTTAACAAACACGTTGCAATTCGATCTTCGAAACCTTTAGGTTCTTTACCTACTCGATAAAATAATCTATTACCAACCAATGAAGCATTATAAAAATATAATTGCGTAGATGGATCGATTAATGTTTTCGAATCTATATATTTTAATCGCCTGTATTCACACAGTGCACTTACATATTCAATTTGGGGTCTAATTGGAACATAATGTATTGGTGAAGGTGGTTCAGTTATTAATGGTTGTTTTGGTCTTGAAATCTTCATTTATGTTTAATTGTATCAAATTTGTGATCCAATTAAAACTAATAGATTGCATAACTCTTTAGTTGGAGTACGCAAGACCACCCATACCCGACATAACGCGAAGAACGTTGTAGTTTAGGGCGTATACGCGTACCTGGGCCGTGTTGGCACCAAGAACCGTGTTAAGCGAGACCGTAAGCTGAAGCGTGGCCTTGTCGATACGCGAGAAGTTGCACGTACCAGAAGGCTGGTGCTCTTCGGGGCGAAGCGCGAACGAGTATACGTTGATACCCGTAGAAGGCGTGCGGCTGTGGTGCTGGAAAGGCTGGACCTTGTCGAAATAAGATCCTTCGCGTTCCGTGAAACGATCCTGGCCGTTGAGCTGAAGCTTGCAGACTTCAACGGGATTCTTGCCGTCGCAGCGTACACCAGACGCAAGGATAACCTTCGCGAGGAGGTAATTGACACCTGAGTCGAATTCGTCGGTCTGAGCAAGTGTTCCCGTATCCGCATTGCTCGACGTGGCGTTACCGCCAAGGGGCATCGTTCCAGAAGGAGAAGCGTCCGCACCTCCCGCGGATAGGAGAGACATGATGATACCATCCGTAGAGAAGTCATCGGAGTAGTTGAATGGTTGCTGACCACCAACCGCAGCCATCCACGTGGGGTAAGAGCAGTCAACGAACGAATCACGCTGGACTACCCAGAGAAGTTCCTTAACGGGGTGGTTAAAGTTGAGCTGGATCTTGTTCGATGAGCTCGTGATTGATTCCGCGCCCGTGTACTGAACTTGTTCAATGAGGTATTCGTGGCTTTGCTGCGCAAAACGGCGGCGCTCTTCCGTGTCAAGGTA